CCGCAGCCGAGGAACTCCGCATTATTCAAGTGGTTCTGCGCAGCGAGCCAGAGGTTCGGGTACGTGGAGAAGTTCTTCTGAACCTTGATCCGCACCATCGACTCTTCAGTCGTGAGCCCAGGGAAAAAGTCAAACGCGCTGTTCGTAAGCGGCTTGTCGGGAGGGAACGACGCGTTCGCGTCGTAGTACGCGAGAGCCGGGATCTCGCCCGGCTGCGACTCAAACGACCACACGGCGGCGCGGGCAGCCGGGGCCAACATCTCTTCGGCTCTCACGAATCCATACTCGCCGATCACTTCGAGTTTATAGGGATCATCCTCGAATCGTTCGTTGACGATGATTTTCCGCAGCCCGAGTGCCGTGTGAACCGGGTGGAGCGCATTGAACGCGCCGCCGGTAGTCGCGGTGAGGATCGTTGCAATGTCGGGCGGCCCGTCGTTCGTGAGTGTGTCGTCGCTTAGATTGCACACCCAGCGACGCCGAGCGGCCCCGCCGGTCGAGCCAACTTCGTTCTCAAACGTGCGGGCAAGTTCGCGAGTGGAGAGGATTGTGCCTGGCATAAATCACCCGAGTGCCGCGCCGCCGACAATCGCGACGGGCGAGTTGAAGTAGTTGCTTGCCGCTTGGCTGATGCCTTGCGCGATGAGGTTGAGTTGCTTCGTCTGAAGCCGCGACTCCACAAGCGCCGGGTCGATACCCTGGTTCGCCACGTCGAGGAGGAGTTGCTGCCCTTCTTGCGTGCGAATATCGGCGGTGTTCGCGAGTTGGTTCGTCGGCGTGAGCAGTCTCTCCAACTTCGCCGCCTGCTCTGCGGCAGCGGCGGCGTTGGCGGCGAGGGCTTGGTTCGCACCCGCGAAAGTATTGTTGAACGACTTCAGGAAGTTGTCGTTCTGCTGCGTGACGAGACTTTGAAATTGCTGGGCCGAATTAAGCCCGGAAACAAACTGCTGCCCGATCTGATTTTGCTGCCGCAAGCGACCGTCGGCGAGTTGCTGCTCCTGCCGCTGCACGCGCTCCAGTTCTCTGACGCGCGTCGCACCCGCGCGAGCCCCGCGGAGGTCGCCCGCCTCGCGAGCCTCTTCTAACTTCTTTCGCTCCTCGATCAGTTTCGCTTCGATCGCCTGGACGTTGGTCGCGGCTTCCTTCTTCCGCTTCTCCAGTTCCTCAGTCGCCTTGAGTTCGGCCTGCTGCCGAGCGTCAACGCCGTTTCGCAGGAACTCCTCGACCCGGGCGGCAGCGTCGAGGCGTTGCTGGAAGATGTCGCGTTGCTGGGCGACCTCGCGTTCGTAGGTCTCTTGCGTGAGGATACCGTCGCGGGCCTGGGCTTGGGCTTGGGCGATGCCAGCCTCTAGAGCCTCGGCGGCCAACGCCCCGACGTTGCCGAACTCCTGCGCCTTGACGATCAACGCGTCGATGCCCCTGTCGGTTTCTTGGAACGCCTGGGTAAAGCCCTCGCCGAAACCTTGCTCCACGGCTTGCTGCTGATCTTCGAGCTTCGCTTGCAGTTGGTCGAGTTGGGCAAGACGGCCAGCGGCACCGTCGGCCTGCTCTCTATTGAACGTCTGGCGAGCGATGATGAGTTGATCGAGCGTGAGCTTCTGTTGCTCCTGCACGTCGATAAGTTGCTGTTCAAGTTCGCTTCGCGTGTCGCTGGCTGCGATTAGTTGATCCACTCGCTTCGTCTGATCCTCGACTCGCTTGGCTTCGTCGGCTGCCGCCTTCGCGGAACCGTCGGCGATCGCGGCCTGCTGGTTCTGGATTTCTTGGAGTTGCCGAATCCGCTCCTCGCCGGCCGCCACCGCCTGGGTGTCGCCGCTGTCGCGAGCCGTACCAACCGACTCTTTGATGCGAGCGATCTCACGTTCAACCGCCAGCACGGTTTCGGCAGCCTTTGCACGCGAAGCGTCGCCGCCAAACTGACCGTTGATCCGAGCCTGCTCTAGCAACGAGTCGGCTACCTGGCGGTCGGCATCGACTCGCTTCTGCGCCTCTTCGGCGGCCTTGCGGGTCTCGTCTTGAATTTGCTTCAGGCGGTCAACCTGCTTGTCGAACTCAGCCGTCGCAAGCGCAACGCCGCGGCTGTACTGCTCGGCATTGAGTTCGTTCGCGTCGGCTTGTTCCTTGAGGTCGGCGAGCGCCTCTTGGAACTGGAACGCAGCGTCGAAGCCGGCTTGCCCGAACTGCCCGGCCTTGGCGATCGCGGAGTCAAGTGAGCGGCTTCCCGATTCAATCGCTTTCTGAACTTCCTCGTATGCCTTCTTCTGCGCTTCGGTGTTTTGCACCGCAGCCTCGCCCGCCTTGGAGACCGCCTCGGAAGTCTTCTCGGCCGTCTGCGACACGCCGGAGAACGTCTCACTGAAGAATCCTTGAACAGAGAGGATCACATCGGTGATCGGCCCGAACGCGTCGGTAATCGTCTGGCTGATTGAGTCAATCGCCACGCTCACCGCGCGAGCAGCCGCAGCAAACGGCTCTAGCGCCACCGCGACGACATTAAGGAACACGCCGGCCACTTGCCCGACGACGTTCGCCAGCGCACCGAATAGACTGGTCAGCGGAGAGATGATGTCGAGGATGTTCCCGAGCACGCGACCGAATGACGAGATCGCAGGCGACAGGGCATCCGAAAGCGAGTCAGCAACGCCGATGAACGGCGTCAGCAACTCGCGGCCAAAGCCAAGGATACTGCGCTGCAAATCTTCAAACGCACCGTCGAGAGCGAGCAGCCTGCCTTGGTCGAGATCGCTGATCGCGCCACCAAATCGACGAACTGCCACCTCCGCTCCTGGGAGTTCGCTGAACGCCCGCACGAGGCTTTCGCCACCACGCCCGAGGATGTCGATCTGAAGTTGAGCCTGCCGGGCCGGCTCGGGGATCTCGCCCAACGCTTGAGCAACACGGCCAGCAAACTCGGTCGGGTCGTTCTGACCTTGCTGGATTTCTTGAAGCGAGAAGCCGAGTTGCTGGAGAGCGTTGAACGTCTCGCCAGTTCCCCTTGCGGCATCGGAAAGGCGAGCCCCGAAACGCTGCACGCCGGTCGCCAGAGCTTCCAACCCGACGCCAGCACGGGTTGCGGCTTCGTCGAGCACTTGGATTGTCTGGAAATCGACGCCTGCCTGCCGGGCCGCGAAGCCCAACTCCTCAACGCGACCAGAGAGTTGAGCCAAACCCGAGGCGATTGCCGTCGCTGATGCACCAAACGCCGCCACGCCAGCCGCCGCCAGCGTAAACGGATTGACCAGGGCCGCCACGCTGGCTCCGACGCCCGAGATGCCAGCCGACAGACCGCCAGAGAACACGCGAGACAGCCCCTCGCCGGCACTGGCGAGACCCGAGAACCGCCCGGCTACGTTGCCTAGCGGGCCGGGCAGGGCCGACAGGATGCCCGAAAGTGCGTTGAACTGGAGCGTGCTGCCCTTGCCGGCGCTGTCGATCGCGGTGCCGGTCTTGCCTGCCTCGATCGTCGCCTTGGCAAAGGATTGGGCACTGCGATCTACCGCCTTATTGAAATCATCTTGCGAGATCGCGCCGGTACGAAGGAGCGTCTGGTACTCCTGTAGTTCCGCGTTGTACGTGTTCTGTGCTCGCTGAGCTGCCGTGAGGTTCGCTTCCACAACGCGGGCGGCACGGGCAGAAATGTCGGCGCGGTCGCGTTCAGCCTTGGCGATCTGTGCGTTGATGCCGCTAGCATCGAGTAGTTCGGCGTTGTATTCCCGCTGGGTGATCGCACCGAGTTCAAGCAGACGATCAAGCCGCGTCGTGGCTTCGGCAAGCCTGTCGGAGTCAGTGCGGTACTTCTCAATGATCCTTGCACCTTCCGAGAACGCAGCGGAGGTGTCGGCGGCTTCTCGCTTGATCGCGGCAAAGCCTTCGGCGAATTGCTGACCGTTGATGTCGCCCGCCTTGAGAGCGTCGGTAAGAGCCTTGATCTCTGACTCAAAACGCTGCTGCACATCAGCCGCGGCACCGCTGGCGCGAGCGAACGTCTCGAATACCTTCGTGACTTTCGCCGCCTCCACGTCGAGCGACTGCAGCGCCTTCTCGACGGTCGTGAGCTGGCGCGGGACGCCGCTCGCGTCCGCGTTGATCTTTAGCGCCAGCCCGAGGATCGTCGCCATCTCACTCCGCTCCGAGTTGCTGCATCAAGTCCATGAGGACGTCGCGGGCTTGAACCTCATGCTGCGGTGCCGGCTCGATCGGAATGAAGTCTGAAGGCTTCGGGGCTTTCCCTTTCGGCGCGTGCGGCGCGAGTAACGCCGACACGATCAAGCCCGTCTCTGCCCACGGGTTTCCGATCGCTTCGTAGTACCGCGTATAGGCCATCCACTCCGCGAGTTCTTGTGAATCCATCCGGCGAGACAACTCGCCAACCGTCATCTTTAAGTGTCCCGCCAGCCGGAACATGAACCGGCGAACTGGCGAGACGTTTAGCCTTTTCCCAACTCTTCGACATCCGCCTCCGACATTGCGTTGTGGCGGATCGCCGCGTCGAACAGGCGAGCCATCACCGCGCCAGACTTTTGCCCGAGCTTCTCAATCTGCTCCTTCGTGAAGAGGAGTTCACCCTTCTCGTCGCACAGGAGCCGCACGAGGTACTCGGTGCGGAAGTTCGCCACGCCGGAATCTTTCTTGCCGATCCACATCCGCTCGTAGGCGTCGCGTTCCGCCACGCTCATCACGCGAATGAACACGCTGCCGTTCCATTCCTTGACCTTGACCTCTTTCAGCCCAAGGTCATCCGCCGCGAGAATCTGTTCAGCCGAGAGTGCCATCTATTGCCTCACGAGTTTGAAAGTTGCGCCGTACCGGGCGATGTCGTTCACCCGACCCGTCAACGTGAGCGTCTGGCAGATCGCCTTGTGGGTCAGCGTGAGCCCGCCGCCAGACAACTCGAGCGTGCTCTGAATCCCACAATTCGTAATGCCGATGCCCGCGGTGGCTAGGCACTTGATAGAAATAACGCCTGCGTCAACTGCAAACGTCGAATCGCGCCCGAGCGGGAGGCTGCCGCCGATGGTGGCGTCGATCTCGGTGACTTCACCGAGAGTGACGCTGTTCCAGATTGCGCTAACGCCCGTGCAATAAGTTGCCATGACGGGCCTCCGCCACGGCAACTAGACGCGGGCGACCCGCAGGGTGGCTTGACCACGGATCGCGTCGTTCAGGGCGAGCGTCAGCGTCGAGGCGTTCACCGTGTAGGCAAGGGCCGAGAACGAGCCGACCGCCGAACCGCCCACCGTGATCGTGCACGTGCCGGTAGAAGCGTCGGCGATCACCACGTTGCCGAGGTAGTCGAATTGCACCGTGCGGCCAGTGTCGCTCGCCGAGCCCTGGAGCGGTCGGTCGATCGTGGCGATAGCGTTGCCGGCCGAGAGCCCGAGGTGGCTGATGTCGATCTTCTCGGCGTCAGCCTGGGGGTCGGTGTTCGAAATGACGATGTTCGTCGCCGAGTAGACCACGTTGCCGAGTCGAATGACGGTTCCGGTTCCGCTGTGCGGGGTGGTCGACATTTTTTATTGCTCCTGCCAGAGGATCGAATACGTTTGGGAAACCGAGTAAAGCGGTGGTGCCTCGCCGCCGGCGAGTTGGGCGAACCCGTCTGCTTCGTTGTCGAGCGACGTGTTCTCCACTATTACCGATTCTGGCGACGTGCCCCCGTACCCGTCCAGCGCCAGCCGGCACTTGTCGGCGAGCTCCCTTACTGCCTCGTAACTCTCCGCGTAGAGGTCGAGGGCGAGGATCACGGTGGTCACGCCCGTCGGGCCGGAAAGACTCTGGGAACGCTGTACGGCACTGCGGCGGTAGGTGGCAAACGGCACCGCCGCGGAGGCGGGGGCGATCACCGGGAAGATCCGGGTGCCCAACAGATTCGCCACGTCGGCGTCGGCGACCAGGGCGGAACGAATCGCGGCTTCGGGGGAGCGGAGGGCCATATCCGCATCATGCGGCGTGGCCCCCGTTCCCTTGCAGGGTTAGCCCGGCCCGAGTGTGTCGGTGCCAGAGACGCTGCCGAGGTCGCGATACCGCAGAGCAGACCACGCCTCCGCGAGCGAGAGCCCGAGTTCCCGCTGGAGAATGGCGGCGATCTCTCCCTGCGTCTGGTCGAACGCGGTCTGCACGGGCGGGATGCCCTTGATGCCGCCAGCCGGCGAGGCTTCGATGATGAGCGGCTGGCCTTTCTTGGCTTTCTTGAAAAATGCGCGAGGGTAAGCCGGGTTCGTTTGCACACCGTCCCGGCCTTCGTTCCTCACGACCTGGAATGGCC